CCATTGGGGAGTGTGGTGTCGCGCATACACACGGCGTGCCCATACTAAGCTCGTATTACAGGCGTTTGTCAGGAGCAGGAACTAAGAGAACTAAATTTGGTGACGGATTACTAGCACATTCGGGGGCTAGGATCTTGGGCATCGGTATTGATCGTACGGAGGATACGATCACCGATGAAGCTCGTTACGGAGTATGGTTGGCCTGGGGAATCCTCCCTGACCACCAGGTGGCGTTGGAGAACCTGTATGATCGTATGGTCATTGAATTCTCTAATGATCGTGTGGCATCATATGATGACCTACCAGACCCTCTACTCCTGTGAGTTTATCACTCTGACCAAATTAATGAACTCTAATCGTGCCAAATCAAATAATACCAATCGACCTCGGGTGGGGGGAAACCAGATCTCAACCACCCGTACGCCTACCAAACGTGGTAGACGTAAAGCACGTAATCGAGTGCCCACCACACAGGGCATCACGCGGCTTCCTCCGATCTTTCGCGGGAGTGCAGACGTAAACTCGATGAGGCTAAGTACCTCGTATGCATTTACCAATACCGAAAACAAATTCGCCAAACACATCATCTCCTTGGCACCCGTGACAGTGGCTTCCGCTGATTACTGGGTGTTGGCCAATTTCTTCCCACTGCTAGCTGGACTGCGTAACCAGTACGCACGTTTCATGCTAACGCGGGTGATGATACAAGCAGTGCCAGTTACGGCGGCAACTGCTGGCGGGTTTGTTGCTATCGGGTTCCAAGCAGATGACTCCAATACCAGCGGACCACCAAGCAGTTTAGTTGACGTAACCAGTGCCCTTCATAACGATGTTGCACAGGTGACCGAAATTGCTGCTTTTGAGCTTGACGCTAGTGATTACTACAATGAGTGGCGTCAATGTTCACCCACTGATGGCACCTCCACCAACTTGTCTCAAGCTGGCGTTGTGCAGATCTATGGTTCGAACATCTTGGACCTACCGGCAGGACCGGTGGTAATTTTGCATATGGAAGTGGATATCCACTTCGCGGGCTTCAGGAAGATTGGAGCGTAACTTCTTCGTAGGAAATGGATGGAATATATCGGACCTGGGGGTGGACATATTATCAAATAATCATCTCAAAAACATAAACAAACACTCAGCATATCGTTGAACGTGCAATACTATCATGGTGATGGCCCTCGGAGAAGGGTGGCGGTACCGGAAATCCGAAACTTGAAGATTGGTCTCTTCATGCGTCGCGATAGTGCATCTCCCGTTCAACGACCCTCCAATTAGATACTTTCCGAAGCTCTGGGTTCAGAGTTCAGATGGGGTCCCCACCGATAACAAGGTGGGGGGGAACCCGCGATCTTCCAGGTCTAGC